GTCATTTCTTAATTCCTCAATCTTTTAAGTTCTCTTTCCATCCATCCTCTCCATTCTTCATATTTGTCTTTTGTGAGAATTTCATATTGTTCGTCAGTGGGAATAGGAGGAAGTTTTATCCATCCAGAAGGTGTCCCAAACATAAAATCTCTATTATCCCACCTCCATAAAGTTCCATCATCACATAATACTCTATCACCAGAGATTTGTATAGGGGTTCTTTCAGTCATACATTTTCTTTCTCCTTTGGTTCTGGTGTTCCCCAACGATTGAGTGCCTCACGGATAGTGTTTCTAACTTCGGGATAAAGATTGTAATAACCTCCAATCTCATCCCAGAGTTCATCAAGTTGTTCGTCAGTTGGAGTGTTCATTCTTCATCCTCACAAGGGAACAGTTCGTTACCCATGTTTCATAGATTGCTCGGGCAAAGTCAAGAATGTCTTCACAATTTCCAGAGTATTCCTTCCAGGTTCTACCATCCTCATCTGCTTCCCATTCTTCAAGGAATTCATCAGCAAGTTCAAGGATTTGTTCGTTAGTCATAAGATGTTTCTGTGTGTATGAGAGTATTATAGGGCATCTGGTGCCCCTGTGGAGTGGTCTTGTGCCAGTTCTTCAAGTGGTCTCATACTTTTTTGGTTGTTGTGGGTCTTGATACCATACTATATCATAACACAACCAGGGTTCTTTTTTGTGTTCCATTTGTGCCATCCAATGCACACCATTCTCATCAATCATATAATGAATACCTGTCTTGGGGTCAATTACACGGGAGATTGAAAGAAATACTACTTTTTCAGTCATAGTGCCTCCAGTTCCTCGCACAATTCTAACACATCAGCACAAAAAATCATACCAGTTCTATGAATTCCAGTTTTTATCTCATAGGTATTTTCAAGTTGATTAACGACTTCACGGAGGGCAGCAGCAACACCATCACGATGCCAATATGCTCTATCTTGTTGATGAGAATTCCAAAATGCTTCCATTACCTTTCTTTCTATTTTAGTCATTTTAGTTCCTCTTCTTGTCGTTCAATCTCAAAGATTTCATTTAGAAACTCCAAACCATACTTACCCACAACCCAGGCATCTTTATCCTCAAAGAAACGATTACCTATGGTTCTCATATCATATCCTTCTTTGTCTTTATCAAAGAAAGCAATTACATAACAATACTCTCTCTCCTCACATCCGTCCACCTCTGCTTTATACCACTTGACGAGTTCATACTTTTTATTGACAGAGCTCCAACGGAACTCAATGTTACGGAACCTCATTTGCCCTCCAACTCATCAAGTTTTTCATTCACAAAACCAGTTACATCAATAGTGCGAGGGTCTACACCTTCATCAAGACAATCAAGGTTAAACTCCATGAAAGCACCAAGAATTAAACATGCTTTACGTTTGTCATCCAATGGTTGAGCAATGTAGTTGATAATGTGATCGTAGAGTTCATCATAAGTCATTAGATAACCTCCCAGTCACATTCCCAGAAATCTTCTGTATTCACCCAGAAGAAGTATTTGCCGTTCTCAGATGCTAAGAACAGCATACCATCTCCTTTGTCCTGTTCTACAATACAGATAGGATTACCATCCATCAAATTTTTTAACCTATTAACACTTTTTTTACTTTTTGGAATGACTTGAACTTTTTTCATTGGATTGTTAATCATAGGAATATGATAAGGCATCAAAGGGCATCTGTAAAGTGCTGTTGTGCCAGTTCTTCAGGTGGTTTTCTTACTTTCTTTAAGTGGTTTTACTACATTATGATAATACCATTTACTATATTCATTTCTTTTTTCTTTATTTTTTTCTCTATGATTTTTCCAAGTTAATTTATCCCTTTCTTTATTCCTTTCTCTATATTCTTTTAAATAATCTAAATTATTTTCTCTCCATTCCTTCATATATTCCTTTCTTCTTTCCCTTATTCTTTGCTGATATTCCCTATCTCTTTTTCGTTTTGCTTCTATTTTCTCTTCTTCCGTAAAATATTTCTTATTGTGTGGTGGATTAGACCTATTTTTTGCTGATATACTTTGTTTCTTTTTAGTGTTCTCCGATGGAACAAATCCCCTAGCACCTTCCCCACCAATAGTTGAATTATATCCATTATGATAAGCATCATACTTATCAACATAAAATATTTCTTGTTCGTTTAAAATATCAGCATCGTATTCATCAATAATTCCATAAATGAAATTATCCCATCCATATTTTCTTACCGCACGATAAAACTTACTATCTACACCTCTACTACAATCGTGCTTATGCTGCAACTTTCTTCTTTTTTCGGAAACAGTTTGCCCAATGTATTTTTTTCCAGTGGATATACAATGGTAACAATAAATTACTCCTTTCATTCTACTCTAATTTGACCGCATTAGTATTTATAATGAAAAGAGGGAATTTCACCCTCTTCCTGAAAGATTGCGGTCAAATCAGGTATTATTATTTATGAACTTTTTTCATTGGTTCGTTGCTTATGAGAGTATTATACAGCAAAAAAGGGTCCTGTGGGGACCCCTTGTGACGGTTTCTTAACCGACTACCCGCCAGCAAACAGTAGCATTGCCTTTAGATGTGGATTCAATATGAGCAAATGCAGAATAGGAAAGGTCCAAATCAGCATGAGAATAAGGACCCCTATCATTGATGCGGACAATAACTTGCTTACCATTTCTTTGATTAGTCACTCGTAGTTTAGTTCCCATAGGAAGGTATGGATGTGCAGCCGTCCAACGATATGCATCCATTCTTTCACCGTTTGCGGTGATTTGCCCGTGGAATCCATCACCCATTCCGTAGAAAGTAGAGATTCCACAAGTAAGTCCAGCAATAAGTGTCGAAATCATTTTACCTCCATTGTTGTAGAAAACCTTCGTTTGTGGAATAGATTACTCTATTCACATTGTTCATTTCAAGTGCCATTTGGCAGATTGGGCAAGGTTTGCTCATTCGCAACTCATCGTGCCCGTGACCACCGATTCTAGCAACTACAATCGTATCTGCCTTCTCCTTAGATTTGATAAGGGCATTAACTTCTGCGTGAAGATAAATCTTTTCATCAAGACCTACCTTTTCCGCAAGAAATGCCTGAATAGGATGCGTTTTCTTTTCAAGATTAGTTGCTGTTACAATGACCTTATTCTTACGAAGAAGAATAGCACCTATTTTCTTTTTGGATGGGGAAGACTTGGCAGTCTTGATTGCAAGTTGAAGAACCGAGTCAGAAATCATTTACGCAAATATGCCCAACGGTTGATGTTCGATTTGTAGTATGCGTTGATAGCATCAGTTGCTGCAAATTCACACTCACTATCCCTGAATCCATAAAAAGTATATGATTCAAGAAAATCCATAATCCTCTTCTGGGCAGTCACTGGATGATGAGTAGTCATCAGAATCTCAGTAATACCAATGTTCACATCAGCAATAATAGCATCTGGTGTGAATGAATAGCAATCCCACTCTTTGCGGGACACTTCAACTTTGGATGCTTGGATAATCATTGATTCACTCCACGTTACAATCAGGTTGCCATTGTGCCTGCTGAGCACAATAATGTTCTTTAGGGGTGTATCGGTCGAACAGTTTCTTATCCCTTTGGATTAGAGCAATGTTCCAACCAACAATAAACGCGATACCGAAAGCAAAAAATGCGATGTGCCTTTTAGTCATCTTCTTGCATTGACAGAATTACTTTTTCAAGATGGAAAATTCGTTCTTCAAGTTTGCCCAAAGCCCACACCAGATGGTTTAAGTCAACACAATCTGTTCCTTTGACAAACTCAAACATTTTTTTACACTTTTCTTCATCAGGATTAAGGTCGTAATTCATGCCATCTGCCACTCCTCATTGATTACCTAAGTATCATACACAAAAAAACACCACCCGTCAAGGGTGGTGTGCCAGTTCTTAAGGTGTCACATTAGTCAGTTGTCTTTTTTCTTTTTGATTCTATCAAGAATTGAAGTTACTTTTGGTTCTTTAACTTCTTCAACTACAACTGGTTCTACTTTTGTTTCAACTACTGGTGCTGGAACTGCTTTTGGTTCTTGAAATAAATCTGTGAATCTTGACATAGTTCTTTGTTTTTTTATGTATTTAGTCAATCTTCATAAATTCTACACTCTAAAGCATCGGGATTAGAGTCACAATAAAGTTCAAGTGGAGTTGGATCGTGCAAATCTTCAGGATGATTTTCTTTGTATTTTTCAAGAGACTCAAGTTCTTCCTCAACGTGGCGACGTGCTTGTGGAGAAATGGTTGGGTCCTCCAAGATACTCATATCTTTTTGGATGTGTTGGTCGATGCTATCCATTTTTGTATCCATATGATATATTATTTAGAATTTAAGTCACTTTTTGAGTGCAGTTCTTGTAAAGAACGCACAAATAACTCTGTAAATCTCTCTTGTTTTTCTGGAATGACTGAAGCTGGGTATTCATTTATTGCAGACTTAAGTGCCTGCATTTCTTCGCGTTCTTCTTCGGTGAGACTCATAGTCATTTGCGTATGTCAGCAAATCCTAACATTATATAGAGCATAATGCTCCGTTTTTAATATTGTCTTTAGGGTTCAGCAATGGTTCTTAATAATTACTCATCACCAGAGATGAAAAAGTCTCCCCAGGTGCCAGAATCACCATTCTTTCGACTCTCAAGTTTATCCAGCAAATCATCAGTACTGATAACCGTATCAATTTTATGAATCAAGTCAGCGATACAAGATACAACAACAGACCTTTCTCCCCTTGCAGCAAATGCTAGGGCATTCCTTAGATTTGCTTCTGCTTCTTTTAGACTTTCTTCAACTTGTTGTCCCAATGCCATCAGTTTGTTCCTCGCTTAACATACAATCAATACAACTTTGCAATTCTAGCATATTATCCTTAGAAAGTCCATCTAAGGAGATTGCGTGAGTATCATTCATAGAAATAATGACGGAGAAGTATTCCCCGTCATAAGTTCCTGCCACTTGAAACTTAGTCATTTACAGTGTCCTGTGGGGGCATCCAGAATCCATCATCAGTCATCTCCCAACCCCTCTCAATCGCTTCCTGATAGGAAATACGACCAATCTTTACTTTATTATAAAATTCTTCTGCTTGGTTAATTACATCATCGAGCACATCCAAATCTTTACGGGATTCTTCTCTTGA